TACAATCTATTAGAGTGCCATTGGCATATGCTCCAAAAGAAAAGTTTTTAACTAGATTGGATCAACAACCTGATTTAGACAGTAGGGAAATGGCCATTACTTTACCTCGTATGTCATTTGAAATATCAACAATCGCTTATGACGCTACAAGAAAATTAAATAAAATTCAAAAGTTTAGAGCAGTAAAAACTGGAGCTGAAGGTAAGATATTAGATTACAGCTATATGCCTGTTCCTTATAATATTTCTTATGATTTAAATATTTTTACAGCAACAGCAGAAAGTGGCCTACAGATCGTAGAACAGATATTACCTTTCTTTCAACCAGATTATACGGTGACAGTCAATGCTATACCAAGTTTGAATATTAAGAGAGATGTGCCTATTGTGTTAAATAATGTAAACTATAATGACAGTTATAGTGGTGATTTTACAACTCGTAGAGCCGTTACTTACACACTTGGATTTACAGCAAAAACTTATCTATTTGGTCCAGCACAAACTCAAAAAGTTGTTAAAACAGTACAAACTGATCTACATACAAACACAACTGGTGATGAAAGTAGAGAGGTTAGAATTGAAATAACACCAAACCCAACAACCTCAGACGCTGATGATGATTTTGGATTTACAACAACTATCACAGATTTTAATGACGGAAAAGATTATAATCCATCAACCGATTCAGATGAATAAATAGTATTATGGCAATAAACAAAGTAGGATCAAAAGGTATAGAAGACGGTTCAGTCGCTACAGCAGACTTAACACCAGGTACAGTTACGAGTGCGAAATTAGGTAATGGCGAAGTTACCAACGCTAAATTAACTAATTCATCTGTCACCTTAGTAGGCACATCAATAGCTTTAGGTGCTAGTGGTAGTGTTAATAATAAGTTCGTAGATTGGCAATCAGTAGTAGTATCAGATGGTTCTACAGTTACCACTATGGTCGCTGGTAAAGGATATTTTTTAAATAATACAAATTCCAATAAGGTAATTGTATAAATATAAAGAAAGAGATTTAAAACTATGGCAATATCAAAAATAGGTTCAAAAGCACTTGTAGATTGTTCAGTAGTGGATGCTGATATAGCAGACGGTACAATTACAAGTGCTAAATTAGCCGGCTCAATTTCCAACGCTAAACTAGCAAATTCAAGTATTACAGTCAACGGTACAGCTATTAACTTAGGTGCTTCAGGTTCTATACAACCTGTGTCATGGCAATCAGTAGTAGTATCAGATGGTTCTACAGTCACTACAATGGTCGCTGGAAATGGTTACTTTGTAAACAATACAAGTGCCGCAGGACTAGTTAAGTTACCTATATCAGCGAGTGCTGGTGATACAGTAACGATTAAAGATTACGCAGGTAATTTTGGTACAAACAGTTTAACCATTCAGAGAAATGGCCATACCATACAAGGTGTCGCTAACGATTCATTAATTAGTACAAACAGAGCAAGTCTTACATTAGTTTATGTTGACTCTACAAAAGGATGGCTATACGCCGTTGAGTCAAATGTGGCCGATTTAGGAGAACCTTTATTTATTACAGCCACTGGTGGTACAGTAACTACATCAGGTGATTTTAAAATACACAGTTTTACAGGAGACGGGTGTTTTTCTGTATCTTGTGCAGGTGATGCAGCAGGTTCAAATATATTAGAATATTTAGTAGTAGCAGGTGGAGGTAGTGGTGGAAATGGTGGCTTAGGTGGTTCAGGAGCAGGTGCAGGTGCAGGAGGATTTAGATTTGCAAGTCCAACACAAGGAAGTTCAAATCCTTTAAATGCTCCAGCAGGTCTAACAGCTTCGGTTGCATCTTTTCCAATTACAGTTGGTGCAGGTGGTGCTTATGCTCCAGCAGTTGCTACAAGAGGTGCTAATGGTGCTAATTCAGTTTTTTCAAGTATTACAAGTGCAGGAGGAGGTGCTGGAGGAATAGGTAATCCAGTAAGTCCAACTGCTCCAATGGGTGGAGCTCCAGGTGGTTCAGGTGGAGGAGCAAGAGGTTCAGCAGTTCCAGGAGCACCAGGAGCAACAGGAGGAACAGGAAACACACCTCCTGTTAGTCCAGCACAAGGTACAAATGGTGGACAAAATCCTGCCGCACCTGAAAAAGCATCAGCAGGTGGTGGAGGTTCCATAGCTGCAGGTGCAACAGGAGGCACTCCACAATGTGGTGCTGGTAATGGAGGAGATGGTGGTATTGGTGCTTTTGTTGTTCCAGCTTTTTTTGGTCCAACAGCTCCAAGTTATGGTCAATCCCCAGGTCCTTTAGCACCAAATGGAAGATATTTTGGAGGTGGTGGTGCAGGTCATGGATACAATGCTCCATCAAGTGGAACAGGTGGTGCAGGAGGTGGTGCAACATCTACTTGTGTATCTGCTGGAGTTGCAGGTACAACTAATACTGGAGGTGGTGGAAGTGGTGGAAGTGGTGGATCAGGACACCCTAATGATTCTGGTGGCTCTGGAGGTTCAGGTATAGTAATAATAAGATACAAATTCCAGTAATTAAAAACTGTTATATATATTATATTATTATTGAATAAGGAATTAAAGTATGAATCTGAAAAATTATTATTATTATTTTAAATCGGCATTGTCACCTAAATTGTGTGACGAAATCATCAAATACGGAACAGCTCATAAACCAGAAATGGCCATTACCGGTGGCGTTGAAAAAGAAGACGGATCAGGTCGTAAAGTTGATGGTTCTCTAAAAAAATCAGTTATCAATAACGTTCAAAAGAAAAGAAAATCTGATATTGTTTGGTTAAACGATAGATGGATATACAAAGAAGTACACCCTTACATACACGAAGCAAATAAAAAGGCTGGTTGGAACTTTGATTGGGACTGGTCAGAAAGTGCTCAATTTACAAAATACGGTGTTGGCCAATATTATGGTTGGCATTGTGATAGTTGGATACAACCATATCAAAGAAAACAAAATGAAGATGGTAGTTGGCCAATGGATCATGGCAAGATAAGAAAATTATCTGTAACTATATCTTTAAACGACCCTAGTGAATATGAAGGTGGTAATTTAGAATTTGATTTTAGAAACGACCATGATTTTGAAAGAAATAAAAAAAGACCTATAAAAGCTTGTACAGAAATAAGACCAAGAGGTTCTATCATTGTATTTCCAAGTTTTTGTTGGCACAGAGTGGCACCAGTAACAAAAGGAACTCGTTATTCGTTAGTAATGTGGAACCTAGGACGCCCTTTTAGGTAACGTATATATAATTGAACAGGAGAATATAGTATGACAGTATCAACAAACAAAGATGTAATGGAAACACATCATTATTTTAGTACACCGGTGTACACTATAATGAAACCAGAATGGTTACCAAGTGCGATCAAAGCAACAGACAAATTTATAGATGAATCTTATAAAAGAGAAAAGCCTAAACTAAAAGCACGAAAAAAGTTTTTAGGTAATAAAGATTATCTAAAAGTAAAAGACCACGGAATGAGTTATCACTCAACACCTTTAAATGGGGATCCTGGATTAAAAGAATTAGAATCATATATTGGAGCGACTTCTCATAATCTATTAGATGAATGGGGTTATAACATGGACCAATATACAATGTTCTTTACAGAGTTTTGGGTACAAGAGTTTGCTAAAGCTGGTGGTGGACACCACGATACTCATGTTCATTGGGATAATCATATATCAGGTTTTTACTTTTTAAAAGCTTCTGACAAAACATCAATGCCTGTAATGGGCGATCCAAGAGCTGGAGCAATGATGACTAAACTTCCACAAAAAGATGGAAGTAAAGTATCAATGATGTCAGATCAAATACACTATAAACCTAAACCAGGTATGTTAATGTTTTTTCCTGCATATGTTCCACATCAATTTTCTGTTGATGATGGCGTAGATGATTTCAGATTTATTCACTTTAACTTACAAGCAGTGAGAAATATTATTGTGGATGCAGCTAAAGGAATGAGATAATGAGCAAAGCTTTATTTAAAAAGAAACACTATCTAGTCATAAAGAATGCAATTGATCCTAAGGTTGCTGAGTTTGTTTACAATTACTTTTTGATGAAAAGACAAGTTACTCAAACATTTTTTGATTTTAAATATATTTCACCGTATAGTGAAGAATATGGAACATGGAAAGATGAACAGATACCAAACACATATTCACATTATAGTGACATAGCCATGGAAACTTTATTATTGGCTTGTCAACCAAAGATGGAAAAACTTACAGGAATAAAATTAAATCCTACCTATTCATATGCTCGTATATACAAAATGGGTGATGAACTAAAAAGACACAAAGATAGATTTAGTTGTGAAATATCAACTACTATGAATCTAGGTGGAGATGAATGGCCAATCTATTTAGAAGCAAAAAAGAATGTTGGGTTACCTGAAGATGGTTTTCCAGCAACATCAGATAACAAAGGACAGAAAGTTATATTACAACCAGGTGATATGTTAGTTTACAAAGGTATGATGTTAGAACATTGGAGAGAACCTTTTATAGGAAAAGATTGTGCTCAAGTATTTTTACATTATAATAATCAATTTTCTCCAGGAGCAGATGATAATATCTTTGACCAAAGACCTCATGTTGGTTTACCAAGTTGGTTCAAAGGTGCGAAAATAAACTCATAAATAGTATTATGAGTAAATTAGAAGAAAAAGTAAATGAGATTTTAGGCATTGACACTCCTGAGCCTACAAAAGAAATAGTCAAAGCAAAAGAAATTAAACCACCAGTTCCTCGTATGGAAGACGCTAAAAAGCCAGATGTGGATAATGATTACAAATATAGTAGAGAAAACTATTACAATCTAATTGAAAGAGGACAAGAAGCAATAGAAGGAATACTAGACATTGCGAGAGAAGGTCAAGCTCCCAGAGCGTACGAAGTTGCTGGCGCTTTAATTAAAAACGTTGCAGACACCGTAGATAAATTACAAGACTTGCAAAAGAAACTTAAAGACTTAAAAGATTTACCAAAGACAGCAAATCCTCAAATCAAAAATGCTTTGTTTATAGGATCAACAGCTGAATTACAAAAGATGTTAAAAAAAGATGAAGATACTAAAGTCAAAGACATCACACCCAAAAAAGACTAAAGGTCAACACCCACACTTGTATAAATAGATATATGAAAATATATCATTACGTATATAAAACCACAAATACAATTAGTGGAAAATATTGTTATGGAAAACACTCCACAAAAGACTTATCTGATGGTTATCAAGGTTCGGGTAAATGGGTAGAAGATTGTAATAAATCTAAAATCAAATTAAAGACTGATATAATAAAATTTCTAAACACAGAAAAAGAAGCCTATGAGTATGAAAACCTTATAGTTGAAAAGTATTATAAAGATAAAAAGAATATGAATATGGTTGCTGGTGGTTGCGGATTTCAATCTGGGATAAATCACTCATTATATGGAATACCTAAATCTAAAGAAACAAGAAAGAAAATGTCAATAGTTCAAAAAGGAAAACCAAGATGGTCTGCTGAAGACAAGAAAGAAATTGGTGAAAGACAAAAAGGTTCTAAAGCTTATTGGTATGGTAAAAAACTTCCTGAGGAGATAAAAGAAAAGATATCAAAAGCAAATTCTGGCGATAAAAACGGAATGAAAAGATTTGGTTATAAGTTAAGGGGAAATAACAATGGTATGTATGGTAAAACTCATAATGAAGAAAATAGAAAACGTATGAGTGAAGCCGCTAAGAAATATTGGGCAGACAAAAGAAAAGAAAATGAAACTGCTTAAAGCAAAACTATCACACCCGAAAAAGATAATACTAAAGATTAGTGATTTAACTTATAATCATCATTACGAAAAGTATGATCCTAAACTTACAGATGGTGTGGGAGATATAAAAGACATTATGAATAATCCAATAGAAATTACCAAACACGTAATATCAGAAACTCCTAGATATGGAGCTGGTGGTAAAATATATAAAGAAAAATTATATAGTGTAATAAAAGGCAATCAAAGAATAACACAAGCTGTTCGATTAGGTTATACACATATAGAGAGTGTTATAATTGATGAAGAACACCCTAACTGTGAAACAGATGACTGTTGCAAGGAATGTTAAATGTCTGAAAATTATTTAGGAAATCCACAGCTTAAAAAAATAAACACACCTGTTGAGTTTACACAAGAACAAATTGTGGAATATCAAAAGTGTGCTAACAATCCAT